CCGCCCGTGCGTGGTCATCAATACCACGGAATCCAAGCTGGTCCCGGGCATGCCGCACACCGCCCGCGTGAAGCTCGACGTGCATTTGTTCTCCCAGGTGGACGACACGCCCGCCGAAACCCACGCCGAGTGGGCTGGAAAATTGGTTGTATTGCTCGCCGGAAAGGCGGCGATCCAGGCGGCGTTGGATTCGGAAACCTTCGTTCTGCATGACCTGCTAGACCGCGAGAGTGTGACCAGTCCGGACGAGGCGCGGGGCCGTGAATCGGTGCTGAGCTACGAGGCGGTGGTCTCGGCGGTGTGACGGAGAACAGGCTCCATCGCCTGTGAGGGAAGACGGGCGTCCTCGCCTGTCATTTCTTTCTCCAACATGCGGGACGCATGTTTTCCCACTCAGCCGGGACGGCTAAGCTCCCCGGTTGACACCGCGCCAGCGTCAAATGGCCGCGACATTCCTTGGCACCACCGGCAACTGGGGCATCCCGAACGACCAATCGGGCATGATCCTGTCTGATGTATCATTCGACTTTTCCCAGCAGGAAAAACCGGTCCTCGACAAAAGCGGAGAGATCCAGGGTCTCGCGCTCTATCAATCGAAGGTCGAGGTGAAGATTTCAGGACTGGTCGCCAAAACCTCTCCGTTCAGCGGCAAGATCGGCGCGGCCCTCGTTCTGGCCAATGCGATCCCTGCGCACCTCACGCCCACCGGCGGCACCACCATCATCCAACAGATCAGCCGCAGCCTCAACAACGAGGACTTCGAGAAGATCGACATCACCGCCACCCACTATCCCTTCGTGGCCACCGGTCCGTAACAATCTATCAAACCAAACCGAGATCAAGACATGAACGCCATCACCCATCTATCATCCACCGCCACCAGCAATACGGCCCTCGCCGCAGCCCTTTCCGCTGTCGGCATCCCTCTGGCCGAAAAACCCCTCGTCCGTGTGGTCGGCGACGGCATCCGTGGCGAGCGGGTCATCTGGTTTTTCGAGCCACAGAGTGCCTGCGGGAAATACCGCACCGCCGAACTCATCGCGGCTTGGTCGGACAACGCGTGGCACATCGCCAATCCCGAACATCCGTTCGCCTACATCAAGGCGGCACTGGTGAACCGTGAATCGCTCGTCACCAAGATCAAGCAGGACGTGCCGCTCGCCTGCATCAGCCGTCGCGGGAAATTCGCCTTCCTGCCGCTCAACGCCTCGCCCCAAACAGAAGACTTGTTCCTCCGCTACCTCTAACATTAAGAAATCCCATGAACGACACCGACCGCCAGAAACTTCTATCCACCGCCTTCCATGACGTTGAAACCGTGGTGGGAAGCCACGCCATGCGCCCGCTCTCGCTGGCCAGCTACGACGTGCTCCTGCGCACCGGCAACCCGTTGGTGAAAGGTGAAATGCCAACGGACGGCACGCCAGAGTTCACCTCGGCCATCATGGGATTTGTCTTCACCCACTGCGCCCCGTGGCCGGAGGTGGTCCGGGCGTCCTTCGACGACCAGCGGTTCCGCGAGTCCGCCCTGATCTTCTGCGGGGCCCTCACCCCGGCCGACTTCCAGACCGCCTTCAAACGCCTCGAAGAACAGAGCCGCGAACTGGAAGCGGCCCAGGTCGAAACCATGGGGGACTTCGCTGGAAAAAAGCCCCTCCCTGCGACGAACCCGGTTTCCTAGCCGCCCAGGTGTTCGCCGTCGCCGCCGAAACCGGTTGGCCCGAGGAACGGATCCTCTTCATGGCGCTGGCGAAGCTCGCACAGTATCACCATTGCCTATTGCGGAGGAATGGAGTGCGGACCAATTGGAGCGCCACCGGAGAAGGAGGAAAATACCTGCGTGAGCAGTTGGAGTCGCTGCGGATTCGGTGGAATCGTCCGGATGATTCTGACGGAGCAGCAATGCCGCCTTAATCGCCACGGTTTTAGCTTGGCAGGGTAAGAGCAAATCTTTGAATGCAGACACGCCTTTACGGGTGATGTCAGACAGCGACATGCTTCAAAGAGAGGTTGCAGAAAAAAGCATATTGCGAAAAGGCGATTAGCCGCACACGCAACGTATAGGAGGCTAAAGATGGCGAGTTTTATCACTGTTTTTCAGAGGGGGTTTTGTCCCTCAGAAAAATATCAGTGGTTTCAAGTTCCACCCCGGCCATTCTATCAGGATAAAGAATCCCGTCCAAATGATCAATCTCATGTTGAAGAACTCTTGCGTGAAATCCCTCTGCCATGATTTTTTGACCCATTCCATTCTTATCATAATATGAGACACAGACTTTCCTGGCGCGCTCAACTTTCCCCTTGTAGTTGGGTATAGACATACAGGATTCGTAGCCAAGATCGGTCTCCGCGGACGACTCAGTGATCATCGGGTTTATGAGGACGGTGTGAGGGTCCGCCTTCCCCTTAGAGATGTTGATCACAGTAATACGCCGGCATATGCCAAGTTGTGGGGCAGCAAGCCCAACCGCAATAGAATGAGCCTCGAATGTTTGAACCAGATCGGAGATGATAGCTTGTGTTTTAGTACCGAAATCTGATATTTCGTCAGCTTTCTGTCGTAAGACAGTATCCCGACGGTCAATTTCTGTTGGGAGTATTTCAATTATTTTGAGCGCACTCATTCATGCTATCTGGTTTTAATTTTCGGAATCCAGCGAATTTCATAATGGTGCAATAGTTTGGGGTTTTTTATATCCCAAGAATATTCGCCATTATCAATTTCATGCGTCTCGGACGAAATAGTTGCTCCAGACTGAATGCAGTGGCGGTGGTCACAGACAACTTCTGAAACGCCAAAAGATTTGTTGAATTGCACACGAAGACTGAGGTCATCTGTTGGTTCTTCGATTGTAGTAGAAATAAACGGGACATGGGTCATTTCTGGATCTTCCATCTTCCAAACCGCTTCGACATGAATCACATCGTTCTTTTTGTGCGAGCGATTAAATTTGACTTCATACAAGTTCCACAAATTCCGCGTGCCGGTTTGTATCACTGTATGCTGTTTTAGACCGCTCTCAAGGCTCACAGGGGGAGTCTTTCCAGACCATCGATATTTGTCTTCATAGCGAGTCAAATTATCTCGCAATGCACGCAGCTCAAAATGCTTACTGTAAATGATCTTCTTTGGGCTAATAAAATTGATGGATATCTGTTTCTTGATTACGTGAAAATCGCAATCGACGCGAGGGAACGACGGGTTATATCTGTTGAATTTCTTCAAAAGCACAATAATCAAAAGAACAGCCAGAGATACGATGAAAATCGTAACGTGAATCGTGTAGGGTTTGAGAAAATCAAGTCTCATCGACGCTGCCACCACACCGAAATAGGTTGCTATCGATCCGATGGCCGTCACTGCAAGAATGGCAGTCATGTGTGTCAGCACGTCCTTTAAAAACCCCTTTTCTTTGCTCATTGTTTTTGTTCCTTGAAAACGCTCTCAGATGGCAACAAAAAAGAGGACAACATTCCAGCCGTCCCCTTTTTTTGTTTGCTTTTTTGGAATCAATCTTCCATCGTTCTGATTTTTCTTGCTTGAATAGTTGTTTGCAACCCGCATTACCTCATCTCAAGGCAATTTGGAATCGTGCTTACAAGGCAACTTGTAGGCGGCTTTGTCGGTCTTGCAAGCACTTTTTTCGGTCTTCAAGCACTTTTTTGGCCTTCAAAGACTATGGAGCGGCTGTGATCGCAGGAAAGTTGTGCCCAGGTTGACTTCAGCCCAGGCGCATGAGTGCCCTGACCGTCACCCTTGGAGCCGACATCACCGCCCTGAAGCGGGCGATGGCCGGTGCCACCGAACTGGTTAGCGCGTCAGCCCGCCGCATGGGGAAAATGACGAGCGCGGGGCTGGCAGGACTCGGCAAGGGCGGGTCGGCGGCGTTGAGCAAAGGCTTCGCGGTCACCGGGATTGCGCTCAAGGCGGGCATCGGCGCGGCGTTGGCCGGTGGCGCGGCGGCGATGGGCGTCGGGGTGAAGGCGGTCAATTCCGCCGCCGACTTCGAGCAGACGAAAGTGGCTTTCACCACCCTGATAGGCGACGCGGCGAAGGCCGAGCAGACGCTTGCCAAACTCCGCACGCTCGGTGCCGAGACGCCCTTCGAGTTCCCAGAGTTGGCGGATGCCGGCCGCAAGCTGATCGCCTTCGGAGAATCCGCCGACACCGTGCCCGAAACCCTGCGGCGCATCGGTGACGTTTCGGCCGGCATCCAGGCGCCGATCAATGAAATCGCCGAGATCTATGGGAAGGCGCGGGTGCAGGGGCGCTTGTTCGCGGAGGACGTGAATCAGCTAACAGGCCGGGGTATCCCTATCATTGGCGAGCTGGCGAAGCAATTCGGGGTCAATGAATCACAGGTTAGAAAACTGGTGGAAACCGGTCAGGTTGGATTCCCTCAGATCGAGAAGGCGTTCATCAACATGACCTCGCAGGGCGGCAAGTTCGCGGGCATGATGGAGACGCAGAGCAAGACGACCAAGGGCCTGTTCTCGACGCTCAAGGATTCGGTCAACGAGGTGTTCCTGGCACTCGGCCAGCCGATCAACGACGCGATCCGGCCACTGG